CGTCTCGTCCTCAAGGATCACATCGACGGCGTCGGTCTCCGCTTCGCGGGCGTTGTGGTTGGCGTTGTCGTTGCTCATGTTGTCTCCTTGGTTTACCGTGCCGTTGTTGTGTGTTCCCTTCATGCTGTAGTGATCTTACTAAACCCCTTGACGCTTGTTAAGCATAAAGTGCGTCACGGCGATCTTTTTTTTCTTGCGTCGGCCTCCGGGCGGTCGCGGAGCATGAGTGAGTGCTGGCGGATTGCGTGGCGCTCGCGGGCGCCGCGGCGATCGTCATCGGGTGCTCGATGATCTCGCCGGCGGCGGGATGGATTGCGGGCGGGGTCGTCCTGCTCGGGGTGGGGATTGGATTGCATGGGTCTGCTCGATAGGGTCTTCGGTGAGCGGCGCTCCGGCCTGGCGTCTCCGTCGTCATGGCTCCTTAACGCCTGGGGCGGCCAGTCGACGGCGAGCGGGTCGACCGTGACGCACGAGACGGCGCTCCGCCATCCGGCCGTCTTCCGCGCCGTGTCGCTGATCTCGTCTACGGTCGGACAATTACCGCTCAAGGTCTACCGGCGCCTCGGTGCCTCGGGCGACAAGGTGCCGGAGCCCCTGCATCGCCTCTATCCGATTCTCTCGGCGGCTCCAAATGCCGAGATGACCGGGCTCGAGTTTCGCGAGGCGCTCCAGGGCGACCTGTGCCTGTATGGCAACGCCTTCGGGCAGATCGAGCGCGACCGTCAGGGCAGGGTCGTGGCGCTGTGGCCGCTCCAGGCGTCGCAGATGCAGATTACGCGCGACGACGACCGGCGGCTGCTCTATCGCTACCAGACCGCCACGCAGATACATGAGTTCGTGCATGAGCCGGTCCGGCCGGTGATTTTGCACCTGCGCGCGTTTTCCGCTGATGGCATTGTCGGGCGGTCGCCGATTCAGGTCGCGCGCGAGAGTATCGGCGCGGCGTTGGCATCGGACGAATACGGGGCGCGGTTCTTCGGCTCAGGGGCGGCGCCGGGTGGGGTGCTCCAGGGGCCGCGCGGCGCGCGTCTGACCGAGCAAGCGCATCAACGCCTGCGGGCCTCCTGGGAGGCGGCGCACCGCGGCGTCTCGCGGTCGCATCGCGTCGCGCTCCTCGAGGATGGCTGGTCGTGGAATCCGATCTCGGTCGGCAATCGCGACAGCCAATGGATCGAGTCGCGCCAGATGGGGATCGTCGATATTGCGCGCCTGTTCGGGCTGCCGCCGTGGATGCTCTTCGAGATGGGACACTCCGCGAACTACTCGAACGTCGAGCAACAGGCGATCGATTTCACGCGGGAGATCGGCGGGTGGCTCCGCCGGTGGGAGTCGCAGATCGATCGGTCGCTGCTGTCGGCGCGCACGTCGCCATTCTTTGCGCGGTTCACAATCGAGGGATTGTTGCGCGGCGATATCGCGACGCGGTATCAGGCTTACGCGACCGGCCGCCAGTGGGGGTGGTTGAGTATTAACGACGTCAGGCGCCTCGAGGATCTCAACGCGATTGGGCCGGCCGGTGATGATTATATGGAGCCGCTGAATATGTCGCCGGCGGGCCTGGGCGGTGCGCCGACGACCGAAACGCCGATCGAGCCGCTGTCTGAGGCGGCGTCGTCGCGCCTGCTGGACATGGCGACCGGCGAGCTCCAGTAGACGCAAGATATAGGCGAATTATGTCTAGGTTGTATCTGGTGCGGGGGTTGCCAGGGAGCGGGAAGTCGACGATCGCGTCGGCGCTCGCGGGTTCGGTCGAGGGCGGCGCCGCGGTTGAAGCGGACGCCTTCTTCGTCGACGACGACGGCGTCTATACGTTCGACGCGAAACAACTCGCGGCGGCGCGTGCGTCCTCGGAAGACGGTGCGCGGTCAGCGATGGAAGCCGGCGCGCCGGTCGTCGCGGTTGCGAATACGTTCTCGCGGCGGGCCTCGTGGGCGCCCTATGTCAAGGCGGCGAACGCGAACAACTACAGCGTGACCATACTCGAGACGCACGGCGATCACGGATCAATACACGAGGTTCCAGACGAGGCGATCGCGGCGATGGCGGATCGGTGGGAGTCGGTCGTCGCGCCGGACGAGGGCGGCGACGCGCGGGCGTGGCTCAACCGGGCGCTCGAGGGGCGATGTCGTGAGTCGCGGACCGTCGCGCGGGCCGTCGAGGTCAGAGTGACGGGCGACGACCGCAGCCCGGCCGGCGGCGATCCAGGAACGGAGATCGCCGGCTATGCCGCGCTCTTCAATACGCCGGCCACGATTGCGGAGCAGTTCGTCGAGGTGATCGACGAGGGCGCGTTCGACGACACGATCGGCGATGACATCCGCGTTTTGTTCAACCACGACCCGAATCAACTCCTCGGGCGGACCAAGAGCGGAACCGCGTCGATCGCGGTCGACGCGGACGGGTTGCGGTATACGGTGACGCCGCCGGCGACGCAAGTCGGCCGCGACGTCCTGGCGCTCGTCCAGCGTGGCGACGTCGACGGGAGCTCGTTCGGGTTCCGCGTCCTCGAAGACCGGTGGGCGCCAGGCGCGACGGCGGGGGATCTGCCGGTCCGCCATGTGCAACGGGTTGCGCTGCTGGACGTGTCGCCGGTGACGATACCGGCCTACAGCGAGACGACGGCGGAAGTCCGTGACCAGGCCGCGGCGGTCGGAGCGGGCGTGAGAGCGGCAGAGGCGGCAGCAGTGGCGGCGCTCGCGGCGCGGCGCCTCGCGTATGCCAAGACGAGGGCCACCGAGCACATATAGGCGGGGGCACATTCGCGCCGACGATCGCGACCTCGCCTCGATGGCTACTCGCGACACGCGAACAACTGCGGAGGGGGATCACATGACGTTACAGGAGCAACGGATGAAGCTGGTGCATGACCAGCGGGAGATCATCAGCGCGGCGGATAAAGAGTCGCGCGGCCTGACGGCCGACGAGCTCGAGCGGTTCGACCGGATCGACGGGGAGATCGTGACACTCAAGGCGACGATCGACCGGGCCGACAAGGTCGAGGCCGAAGAGCGAGCCGAGCGGATCGCGAGTGTCGAGACGACCGTCCGACCGGATAACGTCGGGTTCGAGACGCGGACGCCGGCCACGATGGCGGCCAGCGTGCCGACCGAGACGCGGACCGGGACCGCGTCGGACGAGTATCGCTCGGCGTTTGATGCCCGGATGCGCGGCCAGGCGCATGAGCGCCGCGCGTTGGAGGTGGGGACGAGCTCCGAAGGTGGCTATCTTGTGCCGGACCAGTGGGCGGCGCAACTCGTTCAGGCGCGGAACGAGGTGAATATCATGCGCGGGCTGGCGACCGTGATCACGACCACTAGCGGAACGTTCAATTTGCCGACGGTGAGTAGTCACGGGACCGCAAGCTGGACCGCCGAAGAGGCTTCCTACAGCGAGAGCGATGAAGCGTTCGGTGTCGTGCAGTTCAGCGCCTACAAGGCCGCGACACTGGTGAAGGTCTCCGAGGAACTGCTGCGCGACTCGCAATTCGACCTCTCGTCGTATCTGACGACGGAGTTCGCGAGACGGATCGGCAGGCTGGAAGAGGCGGCCTTTATCGACGGTGATGCGAGTTCTAAGCCGAAGGGGACAATCTACGATGCAGGGGTCAGCGTCACGGCGGCGGGCGCGACCGCTGTCACGAGTCTCGAACTCGTCTCGCTGTATCACGGCCTCGGCCGCGAATACCGCGATAATGCCTCCTGGTTGATGCACGATAACACCGTGCAACTAGTCCGGAAGTTGGTCGACGGGAATAGCCAATTCATTTGGCAGCCGGGGATGCAAGCCGGGCAACCGGACACGCTGTTAGGCCGGCCGGTCTATACCTCGAGCGCGGTCCCGGTGCCGACGAGCGCGAAGAAGGCGATCGTCTTCGGGGATCTCTCCTACTACTGGATCGCCGATCGCCAGGGGATCAGCGTGCAGCGGCTCGACGAGCTTTACGCGGCGAGTGGGCAGGTCGGTTTCCGGGCGAGTTCGGCGACAGACGGCGCGAACACGGTGACGGCAGCCGTTAAAGTGTTGCAGATGGCGTAACCGACGGTGGGAGTATGGCGGCGGCTCGCGCTCTGGACCAGGGGGGCGGGCCGCCGTGCTCGGGACGATGGACGGGGTCGGCGCCGTCCGAGGTGGGGGTCTATGCGGATCAAGATGCTAACGTCAATCGCCGGCGGCGAGCTCACGGCGCGACCGGGGGAGATCGTCGATTGCGACGCCGAGCTCGCGAAGCGTCTCGACGCGAGCAATCAGGCCGAGCGGGTGAGCGGCAAGGTGGAAGCGGCGACGGCGGCGCCGGCCGAGACGGCGGTCGCCGAGACGGGCAAGGCACGCGGCAAGCGCAAGCGAGGCGGGCGTGGCTAAGTGGGCCGACGTCCTGCAATCGCTCGAGGTGGTCTCGGTGCCGAGTACGGAGCCGATCACGACGGCCGAGGCGAAGGCGTTCCTTCGCGTCGACCATGCGACACAAGACGATCTAATCGACGATCTGATCACGGCCGCGCGAACGCGGATCGAGGCTGACGCCGGGCTCTCCTTGGTGACGACGACGTGGGATCTCACGTTCGACACGTTTCCGGAAGACCGCGCGATCGTCCTGCCACGGCTGCCGCTGGCGTCGGTGACGTCGATCACGAGTTACGACGAAGACGACACAGCGGCGACCATGTCGAGCAGTGATTATCTAGTCGAGACGGCGCAGGGCCGGATCGCGCTCGATGACGACGCCGCGTGGCCGACGGATCTCCGGACACATTCCGCCGGCGTGGTCCGGTTTGTCTCCGGCTACGGCGCCGCGTCCGCGGTGCCGCAACCACTCCGGCTGGCGCTCTATCAACTCGTGGCCTACGCCTTCGAGCAGCCGGTTCCGCTGGTCGGCGTCGATGCGGTCGATCAGGCATACGGCGCGCACCTGGCGGCCTACCGCGGAGGGCAACGGATCGCCTGACATGCCAAAGCGACCACTGAATCCGGCGGACCTCACCGAGCGGATCACGATCCAGACCGCGAGCGTCGTCGCCGACGATCAAGGCGGACGGGCGACCTCATGGTCGACGCTCGCGACGGTCTGGGCCGCGGTGCGTGCGCTCTCAGGGCGCGAAGCCATCCAGGCGCGCTCGGTGGCGTCCAAGGTGGGCTACGAGGTGACGGTCCGCTATCGCTCCGATCTGACAGCGAAGCTCCGGATCGCCTGGGTGCCGAGTTGGTCGAGTGGCACGGCGACGAGCACGCTCGAAGTTCACGCGGTGCGGCCGGACCGCGTCACGCAAACGATCACGCTTGATTGCGCGGAGGCGGCATAGCATGGCGCGGTCGGCGCTCGAGTCGGTCTCCGAGGCGGTGTTCGGGGCGCTCAATGTCGAAGCGCTCACAACGCTCGCGACGTCGGGCGTGTTCTCGCATGTCCCGCAAGGGACCGCGCCGCCGTTTGTGTGGTTCACCGTCGACGAGTCGGATCGTGACGGGACGTTCGGCCAGGTGATGAAAGACTGCCGGGTCCGCGTGCATGTCTATTCAACGTATGCGGGCAACCAGGAAGCGCAGCAAATTATTAATTCGGCCGTCAACCTTCTCCGCGGGACGACGCCGTCGCTTGATAACCACACGGCGTTACTAGTGAGACACGAGGACTCCTCGGCGTTCGGTGACGAGGATCTGAACGGTGTCCTGGCGAAGCATGTTGTCGCGGATTTTACCTACGTCGTGGCGGAGGATTGACAGGCATGGCGCGCGAGGTGTCGTTCGCGATGCGGGGAAACAAGGATCTCCGGTTCCGGCTCGAGCAGTTCTCCCGGCAGATTCCGGAGCAAGCCGGGCGCGCGCTGGTGAACGAGGCCGGGCGGCAGGCGCGGATCGCCGCGGAGCGGACGCCGTGGAAAACCGGCGCTCTGGCGAAGTCGGTCGCGACGTCGGAGCGGGCCGAGGTCGACGGCCATGACATTACGGCGCGCTACGGCTTCGGCGGCGGGTCGGGCGAGCTCCCCTATGCCGTCGTCCAGCATTACGCCAAATATAAACACGATCGGGGGGAGCGGCTATGGGTGCAGAAGACCGCGAAGAAGGAACGCGGGCGGATGCTCAAAGAGATCGCGCGGGATCTCAAGCTGATCTGAGGGCCGCGCCGTGTGCGCGCTGCGGTGCGCCGGCGGACAAGCGGGTCGAGGCGAGCGGGTTCGGCGAGCAGCGGGATCACGTCTGCGGCGTGTGTGGGTATCCGGCGGGGGGGCAAGATGGAAGAACCGAGCGAATTTGTGGCAGTGCGGCGAATTAGCACGCGAGACGACGAGACACTCGCGGCGGTCGGCGAGGCCTGCGACCGGGTGCCAGCGGAGGCGCTCGAGTGGCTCGAAGAGTCCGGCGCGATTCAGGCCATCGGCGCCGAGCCGGGAGTCATCGAACGCGACGACGACGGGGGGGCCGATGGCTAAATATGGATCGAACGACGTCGGGTTCCTGCTGATCGACGGGTTCAACGTCACCGGCGTCTCTACCTCGCTAACCGATACGACGACGGCGACGCTCGAAGAGACACACGGGCTCGGCGACTCCTGGGTCGAACATACGGCGACCGGCCTCCGGTCGGCGACACTCGCGGCCGATGGGTTCTATGACGACGCCTCGGACAGTGCGAACGAGGCGCTTGCCGAGAATGAGGCGACCTCGCGAGTCGTGTGTTACGGGTATGAGGGCAACACGATCCATAAGGGGATGGTCGGGCACAGCGGCGCCTTCGGCGGGTCGTACACGCGGACCGCGTCGCGGAACGAGCTCCACAAGGCGAGCGCCACCTGGACGGTGACGGGCCAGAAAGACGACGCGATGATTCTCCACGCGCTCGGCTCCGAGTCGGCGAGCGGGACCGGGAGCGTCGCGAACAATGACGCCTCGAGTTCTGACGGCGGCGCGGCCTATCTCCAGGTGACGGTCAAAAGTGGCACGACGCCGACGCTTGACGCGAAGGTGCGAGACTCGGCCGATAACTCCACTTACGCTGATCTGATCTCGTTCACACAGGCGACCGGGGTCACGGCCGAGCGGAAGACCGTCTCCGGCACCGTGAATCAGTACACGCTCGCCAGTTGGACGCACGGCGGGACGGCGCCGGAGTTTACCTTCTTGATCGGGTTTGCGCGGGCGTGACGTGCCAAGCCTCGATCGCTACATACACTCGGCCGCCGAGATCGAGCGGTGGGCGTCGGAGCGCGTGTATCACGGCACGGACGCGGCGCGGATCGTACGAGCGCGGAAGATTTTACGCATGGCGACGGGGCTCCGTCGTAAATTAACCGGCTGGTCGGCGCATGATGAGTCGACCTCGGGAACGTCGCGCCGGCGATCAACTCCTCGCCCTGGTGATACACCAGACGCCTCAGTTGACACGCGATCCAGTCAGCAAGGGGGCGCATGATGGCAAAATATGGCTCAAATAGTTTGTCCGTCTCGCTGGATAATTCCGGCGGGACACCGGTTGCGATGACCGCCTACATTACGGCGATCAACGCCGTGACGGTCGAGGCGCTCCTCGAGGAGTCGCATAGCTTCGGCGATTCCTGGTTCGAGTCGCTGGCCACCGGGATACGGCGGATGAGTCCGGTCGAGATTTCGGGCATTTACGACGACACAAGCTCCACGGGGCCGGATGCGGTCTTTAACTCGCCGGCGAGCGCGCCGTCGACCAGCACGCGGACGCTGCTGATTACGTGGGGCGGCTCGAAGACGACCTCTGTCGAGACGGTGATCACGAGTTTTACGAGGGGCGCGACCAGAAACGAATTGACATCGTATTCGGTCACCTTGACGCCGACCGGCACGGTGACCGAGGCGTAAGGCGCACAACCTTTGCCAGCGGTCCTCGCCGGCGGGCCTCGTCGCGTGATGCGGCCTCGCCCGCCGGCCACACTCTGGGGGCATGGATGTTTTCGAGCCGAGTCACGAAAGAGATCACAACGCCGACCGATCCGGCGTATGTCGTCACGATCCGGCAGTTGTCCGGGCACCAAAAGGCGCGGTGCCAGATGGCGGTCCTCAAGAAGTCGGTCGAACTCATCACTGATATCGGCGGCGCCGGGGCGTTCGCGGAGATCCAGCGGCTCGGCGGCGAGAAGGCGGTCCGCGCGCAGGCCGACCGCGATCCTGGCGCGAGCTATGACCACGAGCAGGTGCTGATCGAGGGCATCCTCTCCTGGACGGCGCCCGAGGAGAAGACGCCTGAAACGATCGGCGACCTCGAGCCCGACACCTCTGATCTGCTGTTTTACGAGATCCTCCGGCTATCTCGGGTCGCGGTGACACGAGCGGACGTCGAGACCGATGAGGTCGCGGCAAAAAACGGCTAAGGGCGTTCCACCGGCTACTCGCGGGCGGGTCGCCGGCGAGTACCGAGGACGCCGAGATCCTGCGGCTCTGGATGATCTCGCGGATTGCGGAGTCGTTCCATGTCCTGCCGGCGGTCGCGGAGCGGCTCTGGCTCGACGACCCCGACGAGACGGCCCTCCAGATCCTCGAGCTACGGAGCTACGAGGCCGCGAAAGCGGCCTACGATAGCGCCGGCGGGAAGGTTGAAGACCTGGAACAACATCCGATGCTCGATGAGGTGATCGAAAACGTGTTCATCCTGCAACGACAGCGACTCGCCGGCGAGGCGGAGGAGTCCGACTAATGGCCGTCGGCGCCGTCAGCGTGGGCGTGCTGGAGGCGGTGATCCGCCTTCGCGACACGATGAGCCCGGCGATCGACAATCTCGGGAAAAAGATGCGGCGGTTCGGCGGGCAAATGCAGCGCGCCGGGAAGCAGCTTACAGCGAGCCTCACGCTCCCGATCGCCGCTGCGGCGTTCGCCGCCGTCAGGGCCGGCGAGACGATCGACGGCGCCATGCGGACGATCGCGGTCGGCACGGGCGCCACCGGCGCGGCGCTCGAGGGGCTCAAGGAGTCCTTCTCAGCGGTCTTCCGCGAGGTGCCACAGTCCGCGGCGACGGTCGCGACCGTCCTCGCGGATCTCAATACTGTGACGGCGGCGACCGGGCCGACGCTCGAACACCTGGCCGTCGCGCTCCTCGACTCGGCGCGCGTGCTGGGCGAAGAGGCGGCGCCCAATGCGCTGAAGTTTGCGCGGACGCTCGAACAGTTTGCGATACCGGCCGAGCACGGCGTCGAGGTGCTCGATATGTTCTTCGCCACGGCGCAACGCACCGGCGCCGGCATGGGCGATCTAATCGGGCAGGCAGGAACGTTTGCGGTCGTCCTGAAGAATGTCGGGTTCTCGCTCGACGAGTCGGTCGCGCTCTTCGGCGAGCTCTCGAAGGGGTCGATCGAAGTGACGCGCGTCATGCCGGGGCTCAATGCGGCGTTCCGGCGGTGGGCCGGCGAGGGGCTCGACGCCAAGGCGATGCTGGTCGAGACGATCGAGGCGATGAGGTCCGCCGCGTCACGGACCGAGTCACTAAACATCGCCACGCAGGCATTCGGCGCCGAGGGCGCCTCGCGGCTCAACGACGCCGTCCTCGAGGGCAAGCTGAACCTGGAGGCGATGGCGACGGCGGTCGACGGCACGGCGGGCGCGATCGCGGAGGCCACGGAAGGCACCGAGACGTTCAGCGAGCATCTAGCGGTACTCCGCAACAGGGCGACGACCGCGCTGGCGCCGTTCGGCGACGAGCTCAAGCGTGCGCTAGTCGGCTTTATGCCGGTGGTCGAGGCGATCGCGGCCAAGTTCAACGGCTGGGCGAAGGCATTTGGCGCGCTCCCGACGCCGGTCAAAAATACGGCCCTGGCGGTCGTGGCCTTCCTTGCGGCGCTCGGGCCGGTGATCCTGGCGGTCGGGGCGCTGTCGTTGTCGATCGGGCAGTTGATTCCGATCGTGACGAGTTTCGGGGGGTTTTTGTTTGGCACGGCGAAAACGGTCGGTGCCGTGTCGACCGCGCTCACGGCGATGGGGTCGACCCTCACAAGTCTCGGGGGGTTTTTGTTTGGCACGGCGACGACGGTCGGTGCCTTGTCGACCGCGCTCGCGGCGCTGTTTACGTGGCCGGGGATGCTGGCGGCGGCGTTCGTCGTGCTCGTGCTCAAGGTCGAGCCCTTGCGCGCGCTGCTCGCCGCCACGGCGCGGCTTATCCTGACCGGCGTGGTCGTCGGGTTAGAAACATTGTGGGGGTGGCTGCAATCGGTCGGCATCGGGATTCAGACCTTCGTGGTCGCAAAGCTCGAGACATTGTGGGAGTGGCTGCAAGCGGTCGCGCGCGGGGTCGCGTCGTTTGTCGGCGCGCTGGCGTCGATGATCCCTGGCGCGGGCCGGCTCGGCGAGGCGATGGCGGGGCTCGCGGGTACCTTCGACGGCATGACGGCGGCGCTGCGCGGCACCAGCGGCGAAGTGGAGACGGTCACAGAGACGGCGTTGGATCTGAGTGGGGAAGTGGACACGCTCGGCGCGGCGGTGCCGCCGGTGACGGCGGCGGTGGCGGCGTTCGGCGCGGCGACGGGCGGCGCGGCGGCGCCGACGGCTGCGCTAACTCGCACTATACAGGAGCAGGCGGGCGTCCTGCGCGGGATCGAGATCGGCTACCGGAGCACACGGCAGAACATTGAGGCGCTCATCACGACGCAAGGCGTGATGATTAGCGGCCAGCGGCTCGCCGCGGCGGGCTTTACCTCCTTTGTGGGACCGATCCGGGCCGCGCGCGGGGAGTTGGGGCTCCTGGACGAGGCGATGAATCCGCCGGGCGGCTTTTTCTCCGGCCTGCAATCGTCGCTGTCGGGCTTCATGTCCGGGCTGACCGGCGGCGGCGGGCTCGCGGGCTTTTTCGAGAATCTCGGCGGGGGCGTCGTCGAGGGGTTCGGCAACATTTTGAGCGGCGGTCTTTCGTCGCTGATCTCCGCCGGGACACAGCTAGCGGTAGAGGGGCTCCAGAAGCTCGGCGGGATGGTTTTAAAAGGGCTCGGGAAGGTCTGGTCAGGGATCAAGGGCCTCTTCGGGCGCTCGACCGAAGACAATATCCGGATCACGGGGGAGCGGCTGGGATGGGCGATCGGCGGGGGGCTACAAAGCACGATCGCAGAGACGGCCGATGCAATCGGTCACGACTACACGGCGATGCTTCTGCACCTGTCGGAGATTACACAAGAGCAGGGCGGGGTGATGCTGGCCGGCTATCAGCGGGTGGCGCGGACCGGGCGCGATCTGTTCTCGATGGTGCAGGAGGGCCGGATCTCGGTCGAGCAGGCGATGGGCGCGCTCGGGCCGGTGCTGACTGAACTGGCCGCGAATTTTGACGAGGCCGGGGAGGCTGGGCAGTTACAGTTCACCGAGTTGATCCAGGTCGCCGCCGAGATGGGCGTCAGCGTCGAGGATCTCTCGGCGCTCGTCGGCGGGACGCTGGCGCGGGACGCGCTCGGCACGGAGCTCAATCGTGCGCTGATCGACGCGAATGGAAACATCCTCGACCTGGCGGGATCGATCCGCGCGATTCCGAGCACAATTCCGATCCGCGCTGATCTCGATGTGTCGCTGGACAATTTCCGCGACGAGCTATCGGGTGCGTTTTCGGAGTACAGCGGCGGCGAATACCAGATCCCGGGGTTTGCGCGCGGGACGCGAGGCTTCGAGGATTTCGGCAAGCGGGGCACGCTGGCCGTGCTCCACGGGCGCGAGGCTGTGGTCCCGGCGGGGTCGGCGGTGCCGGGGACCGATGCGCTCGCGCGCGAGATTGCGGCGCTCCGGCGCGACCTGGCGACCGATCGCGCGTTCCAGTCAACGCTCATGCCGAAGATGCTCGCGGCGGCGATGCAACAAGGCGGAGCGGTGGTCTGATGGCTGTCGAGCCGACACGGGTCGCGATCGAGCTAGAGTTGGCTGGCGCCGGCGGCGGCTGGACGGACGTCTGGAGCCATGTCCGCGCGCAGGTGCCGGTCGTGTGCTCGTATGGGATACAGTCCGGCGGCGGGCCGGCGGACCGATGCGCGCAGCCAGGAAGCCTGACATGGGCGCTAGACAACGGGCCGGGGAACGGCACCGGGATCGGCCTCTACAGTCCGACACACGCGGCGGCCCGGTCCGGGTTCGAGATCGGGATCGGCGTGCGGTTTTTGGTGGTCTGGGATTCGGTGACGTATATCAAATTCCGCGGGCGACTGGCGTCGGTCCAGGTCACGCCGGACGCGCACGGTCCCTGGACAACATTGTGTACAGCGTGGGATTATCTCGATACGTGCAGCCGTGCGCGGCTCAAGCGCGTGGCGGTCCAGGTCGCGCAGCGTGGCGATCAGATATTCGATACGTTGGTTTCGGAGATGCCCGAGCCGCCGACGGCGTCGACGAGCGGGACGGGCCGCGAAACCTACGCGCTCGCGCTCGATGCGCGCTCGCCGGAAGAGGGGTTATCCGTGCTCGGCGAGTTTCAGCGGCTCGCCATGTCAGAGGCCGGGTACATCTACGCGCGCGGGACGACCTCCGCCGCGACGGCGCAGCAACTCGTGTACGAGTCGCGGACTGAGCGCGCGACAAAGAACACGGACCAAACAAGTTTGACCGATGCGGATCTCGAGGGGATCGAGATCGGCCGGCATCGCGATCGCGTGATTAACCGGGTGCAAGTGCTCACCCATCCGCGGCGGAAGGACGCCGCAGCGGTGGTGCTCTACACTCTGCGCGATGCGACCGTCGGCACGGGCGCGGCGCTCGAGCTCGCGGCCGGCGCGACGCAAACGGTCACCTGTCCCTATACCGATCCGGCGGCTCGGGATAGACGCTGCGCGGGCACGTCGATGATCACGCCGGTGGCAGCGACGGACTACACGGCGAACGCCGCGGCCGATGGCGGATCGACGGACCTCGTTGGATCGCTGGGAGTGGCTGCGACGTTCGGCGGCACGTCGGCGGCGGTCGTGCTGACGAATAACCACGCTTCGACGACACTCTATGTCACCAAGCTCGAGCTCCGCGGGCTCGGGATCTACGACGAACAGACGACGGTCCACGAGCAAGAGGACGCGACGAGCCAGGCGGCCTATGGCGAGAACGTCTATCGGTATGATGCGTCTTATCAAATGTCGCCGACCGTCGGAGACAGTTTCGCGCGTCATTTCCTGGGGGTGTTTTCGGACCCGCAGCAATCCGCCGAGTCGGTATCGATCCTGCTGAATCGCTCGGCCGCGCTGATGCTGGCGGGCCTCACGCGGGAGGTCGGCGACCGGGTCGGGGTCGCGGAGACCGTGTCAGCGATCGCTGAGGGCTATTTTGTACAGAGCGTAACGCTCACCGTGACGCCGCGGGAGGTGATCCGGTGCCGGTGGGGCCTCACGCCGGCGTCGCGCATCAGATACTGGTTATTGGGCACGGCCGGCGCGAGTGAGATTGGACAGACGACGGTCATAGGATATTAATCATGGCATGGGTGACAGGCTCGGGTAAGTCCACCGGCGATCTGATCGACGCGGCCGAGTGGAATCAGACGGTCGTTGCGAATGAGGCGATCCTGAAGACGGCGATCAATAACGCGGGGCATGTCTCCTTCGTGAATGCGTCGGAACTGACGATCGCGAGCGGCGCGGTGACTGCGACGCAAAATTACCACGCAATAGACACGGAGTCAGACGCGGGCTCAGACGACCTCG